GTGGTCACGCTGACCGACGGCACCGCCTTCGACGGTCTCCTCGCTGAAGCCGACGACCGCACCGTCGTCCTCGTCGACGCCTGGGCGCTGGAGCGCAACGGGCGCGTCGAGGTCGACGGCCGGCTCTTCCTGCCCCGAGACAAGGTCGCCTACATGCAGGTGCCGAAGTGATCATCTCCGGCGGCAGCAACTTCGACTTCGCACCGCAGGCCCTAGGCGAGACCACCCCGATCTCGTCGGCGACCGGCTACTTCTACCCGAACACCGGCCTCGACCTCTCGGGCAAGTTCGCCACCTACGGCGCCCTCTACGTCGCCCAGCCGTCCATCGCGACGGTCGTGAACAAGGTCGCCAACGCCGTCGCCCGGTTGACCCTGAACGTCTGGGACACGACGCCGGCGACCGGCAAGGTCATCGACACCTCATCGGACTTCGCCCGGCTGCTCGCGCGGCCTAACTCGATCATGAGCCCGTACGCCTTCTACCGTTGGACCGCGGCGACCCGCGAGACCTACGGCGAGGCCTTCTGGCTGAAGGTCCGCGACCCTCGCACCCGCAAGGTAGTGCAGCTCCTGCCGATGCACCCCTCGCGTACCGCGGTGAAGCGCGACACCGAGGGAAACATCGTCTACGTCTTCACCATCGGCGTCGCCTCCGCCGGCCTCTTGGAGGCTCCCGCGGAGGATGTCGTCCCCTTCCTGGCGTACAACCCCGACGACCTCATGCGCGGACTGTCCCCGCTGGAGCCGCTGCGCACGACGCTCCTCAACGAGGACGCCGCTCGGCGCGCTACGTCGTCCTGGTGGAAGCGCGGCGCGCGCCCGAGCTTCATGCTGTCGACCGACAACAAGCTCTCAGACGGCGCCATCACGCGCCTCAGCGGTCAGGTCAGCTCGCAGCACGCCGGCGCCGACAACATGGGCGGCGCCATGGTCCTCGAAGAGGGCCTGAAGCCTGTCGTGACGCAGCTCTCCGCCGAGGAGATGCAGTACATCGAGACGCGGAAGCTGAACGTCCAAGAAGTCTGCATGGTCTACGACATCCCGCCGCCGGTCGTCCACATCCTCGACCACGCCACCTTCAGCAACATCACCGAACAGATGCGCAGCATGTACCGCGACTCCATGGCCCCGCGCCTGGAGGACTACGAGTCGGTCATCGACTTCTTCCTCCGCCCGGAGTTCGGCGAGGACCGAGTCGCCAAGTTCGCTCTCGATGAGGTGCTGCGCGGCGACTTCGAGACTCGCGCTACGTCCGTCTCCACGCTCATCGAGCGCGGCGTGATGAAGCCCTCCGAGGCCCGCCTCCTCTTCGACCTGCCCGACGCCGGCGAGAAGGCCGACCAGCTCTACGCGAACGCTGCGCTACAGCGTCTGGGCACTCCTGCCGAGCGCATCACGATCAACGCAGCGGCCAACGCCTCGCCGCAGGACGACGCCGACGTCGCCGACGCCGAGCATGCAATGGGGGACACCCCTGCGACACCGCCCCCGCCGACTAGGTCGCTGATCCCGGCGAAGCCCGCACCCGCCCCGCCTGTTCGTCGAGGCGGACGACCTCCGAAGAAGGAGAAGGCATGAACGTCATCCGCAAGGATGCAACCATCTCGCCCACGGGCGACGATGGGGACTTCCCCGGCACCTTCGAGGTCGTCCTGTCCGCGCCCACCCTCGACCGCGACGGCGACACGCTGAAGCCCGAGGACTGGAAGACGCCGCTGCCGGATCACATCACCTTCGACAGCGACCACGGCATGAGCGTCGCCACGACCGTCGGCTCGGGCACTCCCGAGATCGACGAGTCGACCGGCAACCTCATCGTCCGCGGCACCTACTCGTCTCTCCCGCGTGCGCAGGAGGTGCGGACGCTGGTCAACGAAGGCCACATCCGCACCACCTCCGTCGCCTTCATGCACGAGAAGACGCAGAAGGACGGCAAGCCCGCCACCGTCCGCGAGCTGCTCAACGGGGCGTTCGTCGCCATCCCGAGCAACCGCGAGGCGCTGGTCCTCGCCTCGAAGGGCCTGAAGGCCGGCGCGCGGAACTCCGCCGCCGACTCCGCGCACCTGCAGACCGCTCACGACCACCTCGTCGAGGCCGGCGCGCAGTGCGCTCCTGCAGCCAAGGACGGCACCGCGGTCGCCGAGACCACCGCCGTCGACGCCGAGGACGATACGTCCGCCGACCCGAAGCCGCTCGCGGCCGCGGTCGACGCGAAGCTCGACCAGGCGCTCTCGCTTCTCTCCGCGGTGAACGTGGAGAGTCTGCCCGCTGAGGTCCAGCAGGCAATCCAGCTCGTCGTCGACGCTGACGCGTCCGCCGATGCGCTGCTGGACGCCCTTGGCGTCCCCGACCCGGACGAGGACACCGAGCCCGCCGCCGCTGATCCCGCCGCCGCCGATGAGGCCGCCGCGAAGTCCGCCGCTGCTGAGGCCGACGCTCTCGCCGTGCAAGTAAGGGCTCTGCAGGCGCTGGCCGGCGCCTACGTGGCCGAGTAGCAACCCCAACCCGTTTCAGCCCGCGTCGCTCGACGTCGGGCTATTCCGCATGCCTGGAGGCATCACCCATGAGCGCTCTGCTCGAAGCCAAGAACGGGATGCGGTCCCTCGCCACGAAGGCGAGCGAGACCGTGTCCGACACCGGCCTGACCATGGCCGAGAAGAAGACCGTGCTCGACAAGATCGACGCGGACATGAGGTCCTACGCGGACGTCATCGCCGTCCACGAGCAGGCCTCGCGCCTGATGGCCGGTGGCGAGTCCGCCCCTGAGGCCAAGTCGAACGACGAGGGTCCGGTCGTTGCGAAGAGCCTCGGTGAGCAGATCACCGACTCCGACGCCTACCGCAACGCCATCGCCGCGAAGGACGCCCGCAGCCGCTTCGCCTTCAGCACGGACATCAAGGCCCCTGGCCTGATGACCGAGGGCACTGGCTTCGCGAACGGCCTGCCGGACGGCACCGCCGGCCCGATGATCCTGCCGCAGTACGTCCCCGGCATCGTCGACCTGCGCTTCCGCAAGCTGGTCGTCGCTGACCTCTTCGCGCAGGGCTCGACGACCTCGAACCAGATCAGCTACGTGAAGGAGACGGCGTTCAACAACGGCGCCGCCCCGGTCGCTGAGGGCACGAAGAAGCCGCTGTCCGACGACGCCATCGCGCGCGTGAACGAGCAGGTCGGCAAGATCGCCCACCTCATGAAGATGACGGACGAGATGCTGGCCGACGCGCCGCAGTTCCGCACCTTCCTGGAGAACCGCCTCGTCTTCGGCGTGAAGCTGAAGGAGGACCAGGAGCTCCTCACAGGCACCGGCTACCCGTCGGTGCCCGGTCTGCTGGGCCGCGCTGGCATGCAGGCGACGATCACCGCCAATGGCGCGACCAACTCCGCCGCCGTGATCGACGCTGTCTTCAGCCAGGTCACCTCGCTCCGCTACAACGCCTTCGTCGAGCCCGACGCCGTCGTGATCAACCCCCTCGACTGGGAGAAGATCCGCCTCGGCAAGGACGCGAACGGCCAGTACTACGCCGGTGGCCCGTTCGTCGGTTCCTACGGCCAGGGCGGCTACAGCAACGTCTCCGAGCTGTGGGGCCTGCGCGCCGTCGTCACCCCGGCCATCGCGGCCGGCACCATCCTCGTCGGTGGCTTCCAGGAGTGCGGCCAGATCTTCCGCCGCCAGGGCATCACCGTCGAGATGACGAACTCGAACGTCGACGACTTCGAGAACAACCTCGTGACCCTCCGCGCCGAGGAGCGCCTGGCGCTCGCCGTCTACCGCCCCGGCGGCTTCGGCGTTGTCAGCCCGACCTGGGTCTGATCTACCCCGCGTGACTAATCGAGCGGCGGCCTGACCATCTCGGGCCGCCGCTCGATCTCCGCCCCACTGAAGGGATTCCGCATGGTTGACGAGTACCGCGCAGACAACTACGACGAGCTGGTCGCCACCGCCGACACCGTCGCCACGACCACGAAGACGAAGGTCGTCAAGGCCCCGGAGGCTCCGGCCGCCGAGACCTCCGACGCCCCGGTCGAGACCAAGGCCTGACATGGACCCGCTGCTCTCGGTCGATCAGTTCGCGGAGCTGACCGGCAAGTCGATCTCCTCGCTCGCGCTGCAGGGCGCCAGCCAGATCGTCCGCGACTTCTGCGGCTGGCCGATCACCGCGTTCTCTGACTCCGTCGAGCAGCTCGACAGCGAGGGGACGGACACGCTCTTCCTGCCGTCCCTCGTCGTCACCGACGTCTCCTCTCTGGTCGCGTCCGGCGTCGACCGCTACGGGCAACCGTATCCGCAGCCGGACGCGACCGATTGGGACTGGTACGGCGACGGCCGGCTGGTCTGGAAGGGCTGCTGGCCGCTGCGGTGGTTCCCCGGACCGCGCCGCTACACCGTCACCTACTCCGGCGGCTACACCGACGTCCCCGCCTCGATCCAGATGGTCGTTCTGTCGCTGGTGGAGCGCATCGACGCGCCCAGCGCTGTCCATCAGAAGCTATCGAATGTCGGCGGCATCCAGTCGAACACGACCTACGCGATGAGCACCGACTCTAACGCGCTCACCGAGCTCGAAGAGGCCGTCCTGTCGCCGTTCACCATCCGGCAGGCGCGATGAGCGACGACCTACCCGAGGCGATGAACCAGACCCTCACCGTTATCCGTGAGGGCAAGTCGACCACCCGCGACGACTACGGCCACCCCGTCCCCGGCGCCGAGTCCCGCACCGACATCGCGCGCTGCAGCATCCAGCCGCTCCTCGGTGCCGCGTCGATGGAGACCGTCAACTCCGAGCTCGACCAGGTGGTCACGCGCTGGCGCTTCTTCACGCCTCCGGGCGCCGACATCGTCGGGGCGGACCACGTCTCCTGCTGGGCCGGCGAGTTCGCCGTCGACGGCGACCCCGTTACCTGGCCCGGCGAGGACGGCTCCCCGCATCACATCGAGGGCTACCTGAAGAAGTGGGAGGGCTGAGATGGCGTTCAAGTTCATCCCCGACTACTCCGGTGTCGGTGAGATCATGCGCGACGAGGCCGTTCTGGCGGCGCTACACACCACCGCCGCCGAGATCCTCCCGAAGGCTGTGTCGCTCGCAGAGGCAGCCACGCTGCCCGAGTACGCCGCCGCACTCCGTGTCGAGGACGGCATTCGCCCCAAGGGTCGCCCCTTCTCCCGCGTCATCGCCGACGACCCGCAGGCGACCGCTGTCGAGTACGGAGACGGCCACGTCCCGCGCCGGCGCATCCTCGGTCAGGCCGCGAACTCCGTGACGACGGTGAGTGGTCCGCTGTGACCTACTACCAGACTGGGCCCTTCGACGAGTGGCCGGACATCGAGCGCGTTGTCGTCGCATGGCTGACAGCCCAGCTCCCGGGCCTCCCCGTCCAGGTCGAGGTCGGATCCGACCTCACCGACTCGCTCCCGCTGGTCCAGGTGCAGCTCATCCCCGGCGGAGCGAATGACGGCGTCACCGAGCAGTCGCTCGTCGACATCAGCATCTACGCCCCCGACCGCGCCTCGATGTGGTCGACCGCGCGCCGCGCGCAGGCCGCGATGCTCCGCCTCTCGACGCAGACATCCGCTGGCGCTGTTGTCGACTGGGTCGACGTCAGCAACGGCCTCGGCGAGGTCGCGTACTCGAACCCCTCAGTCCGCCGCGCTGTCGGCACCTACCGCCTCACCACGCGGGCGCAGGCGACTTCTGCCTGACCTGCAGCTCTCATCCCACAGGCTCCGATGACGGGGCCGCCCTACCTGGAGGAATCTCCTCATGGCTGCTACATCCGTTGAGGCGCTGCAGAGCCTGCGCAACGACCTCATCCGCAAGTTTTCCGTCGGTGCCGCGATCTTCGCGGACTACACCGCGCCGACCATCCCGGACATCTTCGACGCCACCACCGGCGACCTCGTCCCCCTGCCGGCCGGCTACTTCTCGGCTGGTCTGGTCGACACCGCCGGCCTCGCGACCTCGCGCTCCATCTCGGTCGACGACGTGACCGCGTGGCAGACCGCCGAGGTCGTCCGCTCGGACGTCTCCGCGGACAAGCTGCAGTTCAAGGCGAAGTTCCTGGAGACGAACAGCGTCACGATTGCCCTCGAAGAGAACCAGCTCATCGCCGACGTCCCCGCGCTGGGCACCCCGGTCAAGATCGACCGGCCGGAGTCGGGCAACCAGCCGCTGCGCCGGCTGCTGCTCCTGGGCCACGACACGCAGGACGACATCATCGTCGGGCGCTTCTTGCCCCGTGTGAAGGTGACCGCGGTCGGCGACCAGGTCTGGTCCCGCGCCGGTGCCACGGAGCACGACTTCACCATCGACGCCTACAAGGACAACGCCTACGGCACCTCGGGCCGCTTCTTCATCGGCGGGCCCGGCTGGGCCGCGCTGGCTGCTCCCGTCACTCCCTGACGGTAGCGCCCTCATGACCGGCGGGGCCGCGAGCTGGTGAGTCTCGTGGCCCCGCCTCATCACTCACCGCACTCACCACACCCTGAAAGAAGGCTCTCACCATGGCTTCTCGCCCCACCAAGCCCGTCGCACGCAACCGTTACAAGCTCGCCGAGGCGAAGCAGCAGATGGCTGACGCCGTCGGCGGCTCCGACATCGAGCTGGAGCTGGACAACGGCGTCACCGTGTCGATCCCCCACCCCCTCTTCTACTCCTCCGCGCTGAAGGCCGAGCTGAAGACGCTCGACGACGACGACGCCGAGGGCATCGCCCGCCTCCTGCTCGGCGACGACTTCGACGCCTACGCCGAGTCCGGCGCGGACCCCGACGACCTGCAGTTCGTCCTCATCGCCGCGCAGAAGGACACGCAGGA